AGCGGGTCTATAAATTATTTAACTATATCTAAAGGAGGATATAATCATGTCAGGTATTGTAGAAAGATTAACAGAAGGTATTGTTAGTCGCGACCTACAAAAAGAAGGTGCTGCCCTATTGAACAAATGGACACGTACAGGTCTTTTGGAAGGTATCGATAACGATATTACAAAAAATTCAATGGCTCGTCTATTAGAAAACCAAGCAAAAGAACTACTCCGCGAAGCAACCACAATGGCTGGTGGCGACGTTGAAGGTTTTGCTGCTGTAGCATTCCCAATAGTAAGAAGAGTATTCGGTCAGTTGATCGCTAATGAGATTGTCTCCGTACAACCCATGAGCCTTCCCTCTGGTCTAATCTTCTTCCTAGATTTCTCTTATGGTAATAAGCGTCCTTCCGGTACTGGTGCTGATGTTGCAACAACTACAGATTCCTTATACGGCGGTGGCGTTCTAGCTAGGCAAATCACAGGCGGTGTTAACCTCGGTTCAACATCACAACCACAGTTTGCCGAAAAAGGCTTTTATGCTCTAAACCAAGGCTATTCTTCACCAATCAAAGGCTTAACTGCTGCCGTAACAGTAGTCGCCTCTGGTACAGTTGGTGGCACTTATACTGGTACTGCTGCCTATACAGCTTTGGGTGATAGATTGGTTCAATTCGATCCAGATCTATCTGGTTCTATTGTTTGTGTTGGTACAGTTGCTCAAAGCGGCTTTACACAATTAAATACCGACGCTTTGGTTACTTTGACCATTACATCATCTTTGGCTGGTAATGGCGGTAGACAAGTTCGTCGCTTGACAGTGAAAGACCCCACAGATTCAACTAAATATTTAATTGTAACAGTTGCTACAGGTGCTGCTGAAACTACTGATTCACTTAAAGCCGCTTTGAATACAACACTAGGTTTTCAATACTCTGCCGCTGACAAGTTCCAATCTGGTGGTGCAACAGTTGGTTCCGTCGTTGGTGCCGCCGATTGGTTACTAGAATCTGATGTTACTACAGTAAGTGGTAATATTGGTGACGCTGCCACTTCAGCAATTCCTGAAATTGATATCAAAGTCGATTCAGTTGCTGTAACAGCTATCACTAAGAAACTACGTGCCAAGTGGTCGCCCGAACTAGGTCAAGACCTCAATGCTTATCACAACCTCGATGCAGAAGTAGAGTTAACCTCTATTCTCTCTGAGCAAATTGCTCTAGAAATCGATCGTGAAGTATTGGGCGACCTAATCAAAGATGCATCCGCTTCAACTCTATACTGGTCACGTAGACCCGGTAAGTTCGTAAATCGTACTACTGGTGCTACCATCTCCGGGGTAAGCTTTACTGGTAATGTCTCCATGTGGTATGAAACACTCATTGAAACAATCAATGACGTTTCTGCTCAAATCCACAGAAAGACACTACGCGGTGGTGCAAACTTCCTAGTTTGCTCGCCCGAAGTTGCTAACTTGCTAGAGTTCACCGCAGGCTTCAAGGCTAGTGTTCTAGCTGACGAAACCAAGGGCGGCATGGTTGGTGTTAATAAGGTTGGTAATATCTCCAAGAAATGGGACGTTTATGTTGATCCCTACTTCCCACGTAATGTAATTCTCGTTGGTCGTAGAGGCAACAGCTTCCTAGAATCTGGTTACGTTTACGCTCCTTACGTACCACTACAAGTCACTCCCACCATCTTTGGTACAGAGGACTTTGCACCACGCAAGGGTGTAATGACTCGTTACGCCAAGAAGATGGTTAGACCCGACATGTACGGTCTAGTTATCTGCCAAGACCTCTTAGGTTAATTTGGCAGGGTAAATGAGTAAATGGTAAGGCGTTGAGGGAAACTTCAACGCCTTATCTATTTTTATATATTAAAAACTATTTACTCTGAGGGTAATCATAAATGTCGAATGTTCAAGATTTAACACCAGTTAGTACAGTGAGCACTGTTGTATTGTCGTCCTCTGTTAATATCGCAACAGCAGGCGATGTTGTTACTACACATTTGCCTTTTAATGTATATGGCACTGGTGGTCCATTATATTCGTCTTATTTTTTGTCAGGTGCAGCAGAACAAATTGCTTATACTTTTAAAAAGCTTGGTGGTGATGTTTTAGATATTGAGATCACAAATGGAAATGTTTATGCCGCCTATGAAGAAGCAACATTAGAATATTGTTATATCGTCAACATGCATCAGGCAAAGAACTCTTTGTCGAGCATATTAGGAAATACAACTGGGACATTTAATAATAAAGGTGAATTATTATCAGGCAACAATGCGGCTCTTAAATATCCTAAATTTAGACTTGAATATTTTAAGAAAATGTCTCAAGGCTTATCAGAAGAAGCGGGTTTTGGCGGTACAAACGAACTTTATTCAGCATCCATAGATGTTGTCGATGGTCAACAAGATTACGATTTACAAACAGTTTTATCTGGCAATATTGTGACAGATCCAACACTACCATATGCATCTGCTATGGGTTCTGGAAAAAACAATAGAATTAGAGTTCGTTCTGTATATTATATTTCACCAAGAGCCATATGGAGATTCTTTGGTTATTACGGCGGGTTAAATGTCGTTGGTAACTTATCAAATTATGGTCAGTATACAGACGCTTCAACATATGAAGTGATCCCCACATGGCAGAATAAACTTCAATCCATGATGTATGAGGATTCAATCAAAACTAGAGTGTCAAATTTCTCCTATGAAATTATAAATAATGTTATTCGCATATATCCTGTACCTGAGAGATTTGGGAATTATGAAACTAAATTCTGGTTCAGATTTACTATAGATAATACCGATGCCACGACAGAGACAAGTGGTGATTCTGTTGGCAATCTAAATGGCGTAAATAATGTCAACACATTGCCATTCTCAAATATCCCATATGAGAATATAAACAGCATGGGCAAACAGTGGATTCGTAGATTTGCATTATCTTTAACAAAAGAAATGTTGGGTCAAGTTCGTGGCAAATTTAATAATACAATTCCAATTCCCGGCGATAATGTCAGCTTAAATGCTACAGAATTATTATCACAAGCCAAAGATGAACAAGATAAATTAAGAACTGAACTAAAAGAAATGCTCGACGCTCTCACATATGACAAGATGATTGAGACAGATAAGAATAAAGTTACAAACGCTGTAGAAGTATATAAGAATGTACCCGCAGCCATATTGGTTGGATAAGGAATAATAAATGGCTAATAAATGGACCAGACCTACAAATCCACCACCTCCATTGTTTACTGGCAAGAAGGAACGTGATTTTGTCAAGCAAGTAAATGATGAGATTATTGAAAATGTTGTTGGTCAAACTGTGTTATATTACGCCGTAAGTATTGAACATACTAACTTCCATTCTCTTTATGGAGAAGCCATAGAAAAAACATTTTTACCTCCAATAAGAGTTTATGCAAGGGTTGAATGGAAAGGCTATGAAACACAAACGACAAATCTTGGTGTTGATAGAAGATCTTCAATTACTGTCCGCTTCCATAAAAGGAGATTAACGGCAGATCAAGACATGTTTGTGAGAGAAGGTGATTTTATTTTATATGGCGATCAATATTATGAAATTGTTCAACTAAATGAACCAAAACAATTATTTGGGCAAATTGATCAAAAGTTTGAGATAGAAGCAAAATGCATTAAGAGCAGAAAGGGTCTATTCGATGCCAAGTAATACTGAAAACTATATTATGCCTTCAACGCTTGAGAATATAGATTCGGCTCTTTATGAGTGGGTCAATGATACTCTCAATATTCATACAATATCCAACGAGGGCTGGAAAAAAGTCCCCGTTATTTGGTCAAACGCCGAGAGAGCGTTTATGATCAAAAATTTTAAAGATCGAAGGGATGATGAAGGGACTCTTGTTTATCCACTAATAACAATTGAAAGAACGTCGGTGGAAAAGAATCTATCTAAAAAAGATTCATTCGGCGTTAATGTTTTTGCTATTCCCGATGTTAAGGGCGGCGTCGTCGCAATTTCTAGACAAATACAGCATGAAAAAACAAAAGAATTTGTGAACAATGATACATATAGAATAATGGGGCAAAAGAACTTCCCAAAACAGCAGAGAAAAAATACAGCGGTCTATGAAATACTTTATACACCATATCCAGTTTATTTAGATATGACTTATGATATTGTTTTAAGGACAGAATACCTTCAACAAATGAATGAAATGGTTGTTCCATTTATGGCAAAAACTGGAGGTATTAACTCGTTTATGTTAAAAAAGAACGGTCATAAATATGAATCATTTATTCAATCAAATTTTAATCTTGAAAGTAATGCTTCTGCATTAAATGATCAAGAAAGAATATTTACGACAAAAGTACAAATAAAAGTCATTGGATATTTATTGGGTCAAGATAAAAACGACCCACAGCCAAAAGTTGTGGTAAGAGAAACTGCTGCAAAATTTAGATTTCAAAGAGAAAAAGTCATTGTTGGTGATATGCCTGAACATATAGGCAAGGAAGGATTTTATCGCCCTTAGTTGCTTTTACCTTTTTATAACACTATTTATAAAAGAGTTATAGGAGTTTTAAAATATGGCTGTAAGTATCGACAAAAAGTTTAGATTCGTATCCCCCGGTGTTTTCATCGATGAGATTGATAATTCTCAATTACCAAGACAAGCCGCTCCAATTGGTCCAGTGATTATCGGTAGAACCGAACGTGGTCCCGGCATGATTCCAGTTGAAGTCGGTTCTTTTTCTGATTTTATTGAAATGTTTGGCAATCCAGTAGCTGGTGGCTCTGGCGATGATGTTTGGAGAGATGGCAACTTTACTTCTCCCATGTATGCAACCTATGCTGCACAAGCTTGGTTGAGAAACTCCAATAAGGCTACAATCGTAAGATTGTTGGGCGATCAAGATGAAAATGCAACTGGCACAAAAGCTGGTTGGAAAATTGATAACGGCGATACTTGGGGCTTATTTTTAATTGATTCAGGTTCTTCAAATGGTACACTAGCCGCCGTATTTTATACAGATGGCACAACAGAATTTCAATTATCTGGCGCAATAAGAGCAGGTTCAACACAAATAGCAGGCACAAGTTCTGTAATACAAAATTTGTCATCTGATGGTCCAACCTATTTTATTGGGCAATTCTCTGGTTCCACTACTGGCGTAACAGACAAAACCAAATTTAACTTTGATGAAAACAGCGAATTTTACATTCGTAAAGTTTTCAACACAAATCCAATATTAACAAATACAACTGTGACACTAACATCCGCTCAAAAGAAATACTTTTTGGGTGAAACATATGAAGAGAACGTAAGAAATGTTGTAACTTCATCTGCCACTAATTTTGGTGTTGTATTCAAGCTAGAGAGTGGTAGCGCCGACTTTGGCGATCACAATTCTAAAAGTGCCAAATCAATAACTGGCTGGGTATTCTCACAAGATTTGGGAACATCTAGTGCATTCGTTGCCACACAAAAACAACAACTATTCTACTTTGAAGATTTAGGCTCTGGCGAATCCAACCAAAGAAGATTTAAGATTTCTATTCAAGATGTTAAGCCTTCTAGCAATACTTCTGATCCATATGGAACATTTACAGTTGTCGTAAGAGAAGCAAAAGACAATGATGCTTCACCAAAGATTGTTGAGTCATTTGCTGGGTGTAATTTAAATCCATTCTCTGAAAACTATATTGCTAAGAAGATTGGCGACCAATACTTAACATGGTCTGATTCAACCAATATGTATACTTTGAAAGGCAATTATCCAAATCGTTCTAAGTTCATAAGAGTTGTAACAAATGACGATTTAGACGCCGGTTCACTAAATCCAGCTTATCTACCATTTGGTTGCTATTTGCCACCAAGACCAAGAGGATTTGGTATATCTTTAGGAGCTTTGTCCAATAGCACTTTGGCTGTTTCGCCAACAAGTAATGTAGTTACTGGTTCCGGCGCATTAACTTCGACAATAACATATCCAAAATTCGTCTTAAGAAATGATA